CAAAGGCGTTTCTTAACTTAAAGTTTGTATCGTTAAGAACCTGGATAGACCATTCATCAAATGTTCTATCGCCACCAATGTAGATTTTTCTTCCTCTAAATGGTACTTCTACCACACCAACATTCATTGCCGGTATTTTAGTGCTTCTGCATAAAAATGCTAAGTCTTCTATTTCTCCACCAACTTGAGCGTAACCTGGAAAAGGCATAGTCACCTTAAACTGATTACTTCTAGCGCCACCGCCAGCAAGTTTAGCTTTGAAGTCATTAATGTTTGCCATTTTTTATTTCTCCTCTACTAACCTGCTACTTCGTCAAACGAAACGCCGGTTCTTGTTGCTACGAAAGACAATGTAATAAAGTTAATGCTTCTTGCTGGTTTAATGAAAATTTCAGCAATGAATTCATTTCTATCTATTACTTGTCCTGTGTTGTTAGTTTCATCACACACTACTAAAAAGTCTGTGATACCTCGTCTACCTTGTACTTCTCTTAGGAAAGGTTCTACAATGTTTCTAAAGTTAGCTCTTGTAAACTCATCATTGAATTCAAAGAGTTGGAATTTAGAAGCAGTAGAGATTGCCTTCTCTAAAGTGATGAACAGTCTTCTAACATTTATTCTATCAAAAGCACTTGGACTTGCAAGACCAGTTTTATCTCCAAATAATACAGTACCTTGACCTGGGAAGGTAGCTACTGGATTAATTCTTTTCGGATATAACTCATCTCTTTGTGTTTTTGTAGGATTAAATGCAAGTTTAACAGCGCCTCTTACAACACCTCTATTGAAACCTGCTGGTGAAAACCAACTGTCTGCAATAAGGTCTGTTCTAGCCGCTAAGCCTGCCATGTCACCATTAAGTGGTACATATCTGTAAACATCATTGTATCTGTCGTACATGTATTTGTAACCACTATCAAAGAACACATATGAAGAAGATGAAATTGAACTATAAAAGTCAATCACATTATCTTTTTGTGTGTTTGCGTTAGTTACATTAACTACATCTGCTCTTTCTGGCGAAGCGAAAACTACACAGTCTTTTCTTGCCTCTGCAATTGTAATTAAGTTTTCTACATGAGTTGAATCACACTTACCAGAAATGATAAGACCAACATCAACTGTTTCACTATCAGCAAATTTGTCGTAAGCTGTTTTTAGTTGACCAGTTGTAACGGCAGAACCGTCAGAACCACCTGAAAGTGATTCATTACTTGGTGTATCTACTGTTGTAAATGTAGTTCCAGAAGCTGCATTACCCCAGTTTGAACCTGAAGAATGATGTTTTGTCCACCAAATATATCTTGATTTAGTGTAGATAACATTTGGATAATAGTTATCATCTCCTTGCGGAGTTTTTGCGTCTGAAGCTTTAGAAACTTTTGAATAAGTTTCCAAGATTTGACCTGGAACGCCTGAAATTGAACCGTCTTCATCAACTACTACAATGTGAATTTCGTCATTCGCACCGCTTCTAGTTGAAGTCCAATCAGATGTACCTGGAGCACCGTCAACAGCGTCATAGTATCTCCATCTTCGTCTTACATTCGCACCGTCAGTAATGGTTCTTTTTAGTCCACCAGAACCTCTTGGATGTTGTACGATTGTTAAGTCGTTAGTTGAAATATTAGTAACTCTGTATTGTTCTCCATCATCATAATCGTTTGTAGCAGCTGTAGTTGAAAATGAAATTACATCTCCAACATTTAGGTCTGTACCTGCTGTTACTGTTATTGCTGTGTCACCTACTGTTGTACTTGCGTCATTGACAGTAGTTGCTCCTTCTTCCTCAAATGCGGCTGCGTTCGGACAAGTTGCAACAAGCAATGTGTTACCATATGCTCCTGCTTCTCTAGCAACAAATGTTGCGTTACCGGCTGCGCCACCTGAGGCATAGTTATTCGTCCAATCTTCCGTATTCTTTACTAAAACACCTGTTCCAGATGTTGAAGCATTTACTTGTGAAGTTTGGTTTGCTCGTACTACCCGTAGAGTATTAGAATATTGTAAAAAGTTAGCTGCGCTGAAAAAATACTCGAAGTTATTTACATCAGGTTTACCAAAAGTTTCTACTAATTCTTGCTCGCTAGATATACTTACTATTTCGTCTAAAGGTCCTTTTGTGAATTGACCAGCAACTGCACCTATAGATGTTGAAACAGCAGGAATGATACTAGTTAAATCTCTTTCCTGTACGAGAACACCTGGTGATACTTGAAATGCCATAGGTTATCTCCTTTAATTAGCTAATTACCTTGTTATTTTTCATTTTAAAATATTCAAACTTCGTATTATTCATACGCCCATATTCAAACTTTGTCATTACAGATATTTATAAGACCTGCAATTTACAGTCCTTTTCTTACAACAGGATGCCACACCGTACCATATTCATCAACCTCAGATTTTAACTCATCTGGTTGACCGTCATCTACAAAACCAAAAGGCGCCATGTCCTGTTCGATTAAAGCCTGTTGTTCAATATATAATTGATTTCGTATATTTGAGTTAGATAACTCTTTAAAATACTGTTGGTTCGTCAACCAACCAAATATGACTAGACACATCATTAAATCGTCATTACAACCCTCCTCCGCCATCCAGGAGTTACCACGCCTACTAAATGTTGACATCTCCTCTATGAGTTGAAAGTCATTTATAATCAATTTATCACTTTCTATCAATGTCTTAATACTAGATGTACCTAATGCTTTAATCTGTTTAGTCATACGAACACCCATAGATGTACCTCTACCACTAAACATTGCACCTAATATTTGACCAGCTCTACCTCTTTGTGTTGTCATTAAGACATTATCGTATTCTAATTCCATTTGTAATATTTCAGCCACTTGTTGGCCTATATCATTAACCTCTGTTAGAATATGAGCTCTGTTATAACCTTTACAAACTTGTTCAATAATACTTGGAAAGATATGAGGTTTAACTTCATTGTTTTTATAAGTTGCAACAATCTCATAAGGTATTTTAGTACAATCTAAAACTGTAAAGGCAGAATAATCTCTACCTGTACCACGAGCAACATCAACAGTTGTGACATACAAATGGTCTTTTTCGGGTCGCTTAAACATTTGTAAACCATTTTTACTTTCAATCGAAGGAATGTACGGGGTCGTCTTAATTTTTGCTGGTGAGATTAATGTATCTACACTTCCTAAAAACTCACATTCAAACTCTTGTGAAAATTGCTCGGGTGAGGTATTTCTTATAGTGGTTTCTTTCCACTTTTCATCTCTGCCTGGCACCTCTGACCAATGTACCTCAATAGGCACATAATCATTTTGTTTATTAATTGCGTCTTGCCACAATTTGTAGTACATATTCATACCATGTGGTGTAGATACAATTATCATCTTTGTTTTTTTACCAGATGAGATTGTAGGATAAACTGAGCTAAAAAACATCTCGGCAATATTAGCCGGTACGAAAGCAAACTCATCAAGGAAGATTATGTTAAATGAACCACCTCGAATTGCACTTGAAGATGTTGCAGCCGCCACAATAGTGGACTTATTTTCTAATTCAATGTTACCTTTGTTCCAATTAATAACGCCTTGTTGCATCCATTTTGGTAAATTTTCATATGCAAGTTGAAGTCTACCTAATATATCTCTAGCAGTAGATGATTTGTTTGCTAGAATAGCAATGTTAGAATTAGGATTAAAAAGAGCATAGTGTAATAGATAAGAAATAGTTGTTGTTGATTTTCCACTTTGTCTTGGTAATTTACAGATAGTAAATCGGTTGTCATGTATTGTCCTTACAATATGTTTTTGAAAGTCCCACATTTTAAATGGAACAAGGCCTTCGTCAAGTGAAACCACTTGAACATAATTCATCATAAAATAAATAGGGTCCTTTTCACATTTTTTATATTCCTTAATATTATCTTTAGTAAACTCAACAGGTGTGTTTACCTTTTTAAGATTAGGATTGCCTAGATATGCGTCACTCATTTATAATTATTCCTTCAATATGGGTAAACCCCATTTTTACAGCCGCTTCAATACGACTACTTCCTTTGAAAACAAAATACTCTTTATCGTAATTAGGATTAATGTCGTGTTCTATTTCAACACAATCTAACATTTCTTTACCCTCTAGTATGTCTTGTAGCATTATGCCGTTTTTGACATAACCAAGTTTACTTATCTGAAATATCTGTTTCTTCGGGTGTGATTGTTTTGCTTTCAACAATTTTATCATCTTTTTTTAACATCTTTTGTAACTCTGCTGTTGAACCTACAAACAATGCGTTTTTAATATTATTGTTAGCTGTTTTAGGTAACTCTTTTAAGTCTTTTAGTTTTTTATTTAAGTCTTGTAACTTATCTACTGTATCTGCAACATTCTTAATACCAGCTAATGCAACTTCATATGCTCTAGGGTGTTGTCCTTCTTTTGCAACATCTAAAATACCTTCGATTGCCTCTTGTCCTTTTTCAATAAGATTGTAATAGTATTCTCTACTATTTTTATGGTCATTATCCACATCTTCTTTATCTTTTTCTTCGGTTCTCACTACAGGAGCTTTAAAATCTTCCTTTTTGATAACCTCTTCCATTGGAGTTTTAGCAGGTTCTAAACCTAAAATCTCATTTACTTTATCTTCTATAGCCATAATACTATTTATCCAATTTCCTAATCAGCTGTTTTGTTTCATAAAAATACAAACAATCTATATCACTATCTTTAAATGTATTATATACATCTGTAATGGTTTCTACAATAGGATTACCAGCTAAATTAAAACTAGTGTTTAATACCATAGGCACACCAGAAATCTTTTCAAACTCATCTATTATATTATATAAATGTTCGTGTTGTTTTTTATTTACGGTTTGTACTCTACAAGTATCATCTATGTGTAAAACGGCAGGTATAATATCTCTACTTACTTTTGTTTTCATTGCATACATCATAAAAGGAGAACTGTCTAACTTTGTATCAAAGTATTCGTGTAAACATTCTTCTTTCATAGAACAAGCAAAAGGTCTAAATGGTTCTCTTTTCTTTGTTTTGTTTACAATGTCTTTGCCATTATTTACAGTAGGGTCAAATAAAAGACTTCTATTACCTAATGCTCGAGGACCTGATTCAGATTTTTGACCATATACACCTATAAGTTTTTTCTTTCTCAATTCAGCTGCAACAACCTTTTCATCAGCTTTTAATACTTCAAAATCTTTGAATTGAGTTGATATAACATTATTGTCATATTTTCTTTCGTAACCATAGTAAATTGATTTTTGTTTTCTAATTGTAGTATCATTGTTTAAATTATGCCAAAAATACTTAGCAATACCTATTGACTGGCCTGCGTCTGTAGCTACTGGTTCTATATACAATTCTATGCCATCTAAATTATCTTTATAAAAATGATTTGCTACACAATTTAAAAAGTATCCACCTGATAAACAGACCTTCGTAATACCTGTTTGTACAACTTTATCTTTTATATATTGTAATACATTTTCTTGGCATTGTCTTTGTAAATCACCACAAAAATCATATACATTTTGAATACTATCACCAAATTCAATATTAAGTTTAGGTTTTTGTAAATTTGATATGTCATATAAGTCTTGGTTGCCGACAATGTGATATTTTCTATTTTTACCATATGCGGCTAGAGCCATAACCTTACCTGCGTCAAACGGTGTAAAACCTAATCTACTTGAAGTCATCTCAAAAAGTTGTCCTTCGCTTACATCATTTGATACTTTAACATGGTCATTTGTACCATCATATTTAAAATTAACAACCACATCTTTATCTATCTCTGTAAAGTTGTTTGGATATTCAGCGACAAATGTTGCTCTTTGCTCTCTACCGTAACCATCTTTTAAATCATTATCATTATTAAAATAATATTCAGAGCCCATACCGTCAATAGCAATAGAAAGAGCTTTGTCAAAACCTGAATTATAAAAGGCATGAGAGGCATGAAACATATGGTGAGATGACCACACATTTATTGTTTTAAATTTAAACCCTTTATCTTTTAAATACTTTTCATAATCTTGATTATATTTTTTATTAGGAGAAAAACCAGATATTACCAAGTAATCAATACTATCTTTTATAGTATCTAACAAATCATATGCTTTTGCATGATGTTTTCTACCAGACAATCTCTCGTTTTCACAATGTAGTTTTATTTCTCCGTCTTCAATCAAACATATAGAAGCGTTATGATTTTGACTAATACCTAATATTCTCATTTAAATTCTATTTCACTTTCCATTTCACCCCATTTACTATTACTAAAATGTAAATTAAAGGCTAATGAATATCTTTCATCATCTGTATCATTTGGTTCTACATAGTGTACCAAATGTGATGGGAAAAATGTTAAAAATCCTGGTGCTGGTGTTAAAGTATATTCGCAGCCTGTAACATGATTAACTTCATCAAATTCTAATAAGTAACCTGGTGTTATTGTATTCCACCAAGGTTGAATTTTAAAAGATATATCACCCATGCCAGGTCCAGCGTGTATGTAATAAACGCCACTAAAAATACTATTAACATGAGTATGGTCGTGTGCTGAATCTCCTTTTATATGTTTATTAATCCAAGAGTTTTGAAAATCAAAATTAATATTATGTTTTATTTTTAAATAGTTTCTAGTATAAACATCAAACTGTTCTTTAATATCCTTCTTTAAGTCTGTCAGGTCATTTAAAACATAGAAATTTTTAGTGTATGCTCCATTGTTTGACCTCATTCTTTGATAGTCGCCATTCTTAGCGTATGTTAACCATTCAGGTTTAACATCAATGTGACCATCAAAAACTGGCGTTGGGAATAATTCATGTATTCTTACTTCTTTTTTCATATTAAAAATAATTAAAATTCAATA